GTGATGTCACTCTATATTACAGAGCGGTGACGGCGCACTCGATGCGGGCCATCCAGAGCTGGTTAAGGATAACGCAGGTCTGCATGGTCTTCCAACCGACGTAGCCGCGCTGACCGAGGGGGTCAGATTCGCAGGCCTTGGGGTTGACGACCGAGGTGGTGATGGCGTTGGCGCCCTTCAGAGGCACGATGCCGTAAGCGTCCTTACCAAAGATAAGGATGGGGTATACGTCAGCGCTGGTACCAGTGGTGGAGAGCATGGAGCCCTTAGCACCGCCGGCGTCCTTCCAAGAATCCATCAGCGTAGAGGTGATGAAACGGATGCCTTCGAACGAACCGATTTCATTTTCCCAAGGGGAAATGGTACCGTAGTTCTTGGCGTCGACCCAGCCGACCGAACCGAGCTTGTCGCGCAGGTCGAACTCAAGGTCGGGGTGGCACACAGCCACGTACGAGGGGGACACGTTTTCCGTGTTGAACGCGGGGTTCGAACGCACGATGGAGGTGATGGGACGGGCCTTCTGGTTCTTCAGAGCGCGAAGCGCCTTGCGGAGAACCGTAGCGGAGATGGTGGTGTTGACCGCGTTGCGGGCAGAGCCGTTGCTGTAGATAACGTTCGTGCCAGCGAGCAGCACGCCGAGGCGCATACGCTCGACCATTTCAGCAGCCTGTTCACCAAGCACTTCAGAAGCGTACTTGAGGACAGGGCTGTCGACCGTGTCGATGGTGACGTCGGTGAACGCCATGACGTCGCCCATCTGCTTGAGCAGGCAGGATACGTCGGTGTGCGACATAGCCTTGGCAGCAGGGGTAACACCTTCCGTCAGGAAGTTGGGGGTAGCATCAAGAGCTTCCCAACGACGGAACGAGCACACCTTGGAGCTGTTGGAAGGCAGCACGTAGGTCTGACCGAACTTCTCCGTCACGAGGTAGGGCAGCGCGCGAGCCAGCATCATCGCCGAAGCGTGAACCGGAATGCGGTTGACCATGACACCGTCGGTGCGGTACACCGGGGCGCCGACAGCCGCAAACGCCGGGCCAGTGGCGGCAGCACCCAGCGAAAGACTCGGGGAGACGCCGGGGACAGTAGCAAGGTTAGAAAGAGCCATGATTAAGATAATCCTTAAAAGCTAAGCATTTTTACCGCTTCGTTGAACTCCTCCTCAAGAGACTTCACAGTCTGCACAGGGGCAGTGTTGTCTACGTTGGGAGTTGTTCTGTTTGACGGAACAGCCATGGAAGCCTTCACTTGCTGCACAATGTCTTGTGCTGCAGGTTGTTGCGTCTGCTGGGTGTTCTGTACGGGAGCGGTTCTGTTTTGATTAAAACCTCTGCTAGCCTTGTACTCATTAAGGAGTTCGATGACCTGTGGGGCATTGCCGAATTCCATGTAGTACTCTACGCCAGCACGGGAGTGGAGAGGAAGTTCATCCTTCCACTTCAGGAGGTCGCCACTGTCGATAATTGCATCAAGGTCCGGGTGAGCGGTCTTGATAGCTGTGAGGTGCGAGACCCTAGCGTCTTGGTTAGTCCTATCAACGATAGGCTGAACCTTCGACTCAACGGTCTTCTCGACCTTCGAAAGAGCCTTAGAGAGCTTTCGCTCAATGAGGTCTTGCATTGCAGCCATTTCAGGGAACGTCTCAAAGAGTTCCTTCACGTTGTCGGGAAGGTCATCCTTGTCGTCTTCCTGCGCGTCAGCCTGCTGTTGCGGAGCCTGCTGCGCTGGCTGTGTTGCGAGAGAAGCCTTCAGCTCGTTGTACTGAGAAGCAAGTGCATTAAGCCTCCCTTCCAGAGAGTCACGCTTGTGCTTTGCTTCTTCATAGAGCCGTTGGTAATCGAGAACCCCACCAGAATTATTGGCAGTGTCCGCCTGTGCACTAGCGGGCTGTCCTTCCTGATTGGCCGGTTCTACATCTTGCTGTTGCTGCTGAGCTGCAGCGGCGACGTCTGCTTGGCCAGAAGTATCTTCGCTCTGTTGTGGCGCAGGGTCTTGGACTTGCTGTGCCGGGGCCGGGTTAGGGCTATCCGACAAATCCGCGACTGCCTGAGCAAAGGCGTCTTCCAAACTAATGCCGTCTATATTCAAAGAATCCATGTGTTTCCTACTTCGCTAGGGGCTACTTGAGCTGTCCTAACTGTCAGATGTTACTTGAGCTGTCTGCACGAGGCAGGGCTCTTCACCTAGTTCTAGTACTTCAAGGAGTTTCTGGTAAGCACGAAGCTCACCGAACGTGCCCTTTAGCTCGCTCTCGTCAGCTTGCAGAGACCTCTTGAAGGAAGCCTGAGCAAGCTGACGGATGTACAAACATACGAGCTTTTGTATTTCGACGCTACGACTAAGCTTAAGGGATTGCTCAAGCTTTTGTTTCGATGGCGTTTTCAAATGGGTTTACCCCTGTTGCCGCTGCTGTTCAGACGCGGCTTGAAAGTCTTCTTGTACGGATGCCCGAGCATTCTTCATGCTATCAGCCAAAGCCTCAGGAGAGATGCCATTTTCACGCGCAGTCTCTACCAGCATGTTCATCCACTCTCGTTCTTCCGATTGTGCTTTAGCTTGCTGCTGCTGCTGAACTTGAATCTCTTTATCAGAGAGGACAAAGTTCTTGTCGCCAATATCCAACGATTCCGCAATGCTGCGAATGAGGTTGGCTCGCTTAACCATAGGCAAGTCAACAGGATTGTTAGTAATATTGGCAAACTGCAGCAGAGTTTGGCTGTACACTTCTTTAGCGATGAGAGAAGAAGTTCCGCGGGCAATGACACCGTAGTCACCCTTGATGGACTCATCCGTGTTGAACTGCATGTTCCAGTAGTACATGGCATTGATGAAAGGAACCGTGATTCCATCGTCAAAGTTCTTCACCAAGTCCTTGATAGACATGTTGGCACTGCCCATAAGCATGGACAGACCTGAAGAAGTTCTACCTGCACCACCACCGGAGGACTCACCCCACATGTAGCGAGGGATTGTGGTGACTTCATCGCTGTATTTCTCAAGCAAGTTAGCTAGAGCGATGAGTTCGTTGGTGTAAGAGGGCAGAGAGAACACCCGAACAGCCGGGTTATTGGCCTCGATACCCTCCCCGTGCCTGACCCAGACCTTGAACGGGCGAATGTCGGTAAGGTCTTCGTCTTCTGGGAAGTATTGCATGTTCACTTCCATCTGAGGGCCGGCGCTTATGGCAGCGTTGTCGAACATTGCTCGGAATGTGCTGTTGATAAGTTCCTGTGTGTCCCGCATGATGGAACAAACGCCTTCTCCAAAGACGCAAGTCTCGTCTTTGTCGAAGTAATAGAAGTAATAGGGCCATTGTGCACCCTCCATGGGGGCCAAGGACGCCTTTATCACCTGTGTACCAAGAACCCACACGTTAGCAGCGAGTTCAATGTGGCCGTTGAACCGTTCAGGGATGTCAACACCGTGTCTTGCGAGGTCTTCTGCGTCTACGTAGCCGTAGAATTCAAGGACTTCGTACTTTTTACTGGCGTTGCTGATGGTTGAACCAGTAGTATTGGCCCCACCCATGGTCTGAAGGTCAACTTCAAAGTCTTTTTTCTGCAAATCCCCGTCAGGAAACTGCTTAAGTACCTCACGAATGCGGCTTCCGTTGAAGTCAGAGCGCTTAGCAAGGTTCATAAGCGCGTGTTTGTCCATCTTTCTACGCTGAACGATGTACCTACACTGCGAAATGTCGTACGCTTCCATGTCAGGATAGATGTCCCATATGGAAACTACCTCTGCAAAGGGGGTGATAGAGTCGAATTCTTGCAGAACCCACTTCTCTTCACCACTTGAGGTGCTGACTTTCTTGTACTGACGGTTGCTTTCGATGTTTACAAGAGGTCCTTTGATGATACCAGTGCCGTAGATGTGCCCACTCTGGATAGCGTCGCGGCAAATGCTGCGGTACTTGACAGAAAGGAGCTGGTCTTCCAGTACTTTTTCCATCTTCCTGACCTTCTGGTCTGCGTTTTCTTTAACAAGCAAGTCCAGTTCTTCAGGAGTGATGGGCTGTTGGGTCTCTTGCTGATACATCTGGGCCAGCTGTTCACGCTGTTCCTTCGTGTAGTCAGGCATCGGGGTAGCAGTGATGCCCCAGTTCTTGTCCCCGTTAGCCGGGAAAAGCAAATCTGTGAGGCGTGCTGTGAGAGTTTTTACTTTCGTACGTGTAACACGCATGAAAGCCTTGGACCTGTTGGGGTCCATGCGGCACATAGCTTCAGGTTCGTACTGACCTCTGTACTGCCGCAAGTCTTTGAGCCATCTCGACTCAAGGGTCTTACGAGCTTTCTCAGCGTCGTCAAACCTAGCACGAACAAACAAGGACAGAGGGTCTACAGAAGCAGCCGGAGCCTCGTTCGAACTAGGTTTATCAGAAGCTACTTCAAGCTTCTTAAGAACCTTGTCGAATTCTTTTTGCAATTCTTTGCCCAGTTCTTCATTCTTTACTTTGGGCGTAGTCTTGACGTGAACAAAAGCCATAGCTGTTAGTATCCTCCGATGGAGCTTACGACGTTGTATTGTTTCCGCGGAGGGGCTTTACGTCTACGCGGCTTGTGCACGTACTCCATCATGGCGTATTGAAGTGCGTCGTGCGGGTGTGAGTACTCGTTCTTGGCTGGCTTTTCTTTGTACAAGATGCCGTTGACAGTTCGAGTCTCGTCGTACTTGTATTCGCTGATGAAACCTTTGCGCAGAACTTTGCAATCTTTCGCAAGTTTGAATTTCTTCTTCTGACGAAGAAAGAAAATAACAGACTCGCGACGTTCTACTGCGACGTTGGTTTTGGCAAGTTTTACCGGCAGCCCGCATTCTTTGAGGATATCTACACCAGACTTCGCGTCATTCATAGACCGCTGCGTTGTGGCAGGGTCACACACTACAGTGAAGTAGGGCATGATGAACGGGTACTTGGTTGCTATCCGGGGCCACAAGAAGTCTTGGCAGAATTCTTGGAGCGAGCAATCTTGTGTAACGATTTCGTCAAAGACGAGTACTTCACCAGTTGGGGTCAACTGCGTAAACACTGCAGAAGGAGTGAGACCTTGGTCAACACCGATGACCACAGGAACTCCTCGAAGAGGACTAATCTCGTCGTTGACGAAGTGTTCGTTGTCATCGTAGTCTTTGTAGACTGGTCTACCTGTTCTAACTTCACCGTAGTTGTTCATCAGGTTGACGGAAATGAAGTCATCGTTTCCGAGCAGCAAGATGTTACTGTAGTAGTTTGCAGGTAGGTTGGCTAAGTTCTCAGCTTCTGGGTTGACTGTGTACTCTCCGCTGGGCAGTCGTATAACTGCAGGAGGTTGCCTGTAGAAGGAGTGGCCAGATGGCCGGTCTTCTTCTGCTAGCTTGTACAGCCAGTGGTCAGTGCTCACTGCGTTGTAGTCCAAGATGGTGAACGGGTTAACCGGGCCTCCGTTACGCACAGAGGGAAAGCGGTTGACACGAGAAGCTACCATCTCAAAAGCAGCTTTGCTTATTTCAGAAGCTTCGTTGATGTGGGCACTTGTTACTTCAAGGGACCTGAGCTTTTGGATAGACTGTTCGTCGTCGACTGCAAGGAAGTTTATTTCTATGTCGACTTCGGTTCCGTCAGCTAGTGGGTACCTGAGTTTGCCCAGAATCGGGGTGGTGTACGTAATCGTTATTTTATCTTTGAACCACTCAATCCACGTCTTGATGACGGTAGAGCGAAGAGCGGGGTACGTTGCTCTAACAACGAGATGCCGGTAGTGCCTGACTCCGTCGCTGTCAGGGTGTTGGTTCATGGCATTCAGAACTGCGTGCCAGATGCACCCTGAGCTTTTGCCGGAACCGACAGGACCCATGATAAAAATCATTGGGTTCTTGTCTCGGTGTACCTTGGCAAAAGTATTAGAAACTTTGTAGACAACATCCATGAGGTATTACTCTTTTGTAGGCTTTTCACAATCAAGGGTTGGGTACTGGTTGTTTTCATCCGGGAAAACAATGTTAAGGCTGATGACTTCACCTTGGTTGGGGTTGGTGTCAATGGCCTTCAGCTTCGGGTAGATGTACCCGGCCAACTCCATGTGAATAGCTTTGCGCTCGTTGACTGATGCTTTCGAATCCCGAGCAAGAGCAATAAGTTCTGCAATCGGGTCGTAGCCATCAAACTCGTACGCGAAACGAGAGACAAGAAAGTCCGCCTTTGAGGAACCAGTACCGGTCGGAGCTTTATCTCCAGATACCGGAGCAGGCTTTTTCAGCAGTGCTTTCTTTTCTTGCGTAGTCATTGTTGACTTCTTCCTTTTGCAATATTAGATTTATTGTAGTATTGTTGGGGCACGTCTTTAAACAGTCCCAACAATTCTGTGGGTTATGAGTAGCAGACGCTTCCGTCTTTGTCGTGGTAATGAAGCAACCTCCGCGCATCTTCGTGCGAAAGAGGATAGACGGTGTAGATGTGCCGTTGAATATCTTTTATGTCTAGCTGCATTTGCTGAACTACTTTAGAAAGTTCAACAAGTGTGGTGGACAACTCACCGTATCTGTTACCAGTGCTAAGTGCACCTCGGCC